TTCGTGCAGCACGCCGTCGCTGGTGACAAAATGCACCGGCGATTGCTGAGCGACGCTCGGATCGAGGTCGTCCGGCAGCAGGCCGAGGAAGCGCACTTCCGGAACGACCGGGAAGGTTGCATCCGCGCCCGGCTTGGCGAGCGTAGCGACGCTGATGACATTGCCGATACCGTCGGGTGCCGTGGCACCGTTCAGGATCGTCAGTGCCGCCAGCATCGGCTGGTCGAACGTCGTGACCTTGTCGAAACGCAACCAGTGATACAGATCGCGCGTATCGAGTTCGGCGTTTTCACGACTGAAGAGGATCGCCAGACCTTCGACGAGTGCCTCGACATTGCGGTCGACTTCGGCGCGCGAGGCGTCACCGGTGTTTTCCAGATACGCGATGACGATCGGGCACTTGACCGACTTGCGTGCGATGTGCTCGTACGACTTGATCGTGTTGAGCGTGTTCATCGCATGCAGGCGAGTCGAAGCATCGCCGACCATGATCGCGATCACCGGCGTGTCACGCAGGATCAGTTCTTCCACCAGCAACGGGCCGATGGCCGAACCCGAACCACCACCGGCCGTATGAATCACGACGCTGAGGTTGCCCGGCTTGTGCGCATGCAGGATTTCCGGCAGACGCGGCTTGACTTCCGGCGCGATCTCGCGACGAACTTGGCCTGCGCCATCCTTGCCTTCGATCAGGTAGATCGAATCGGCGGGCAGTTCCTTGTGCAGGTTCGACTTCGACGAATCGATGTACGACACCGACACCAGCGCGTAACCGGGATCACGACGACTGCGGAACTGCTCGAGACGGCTGGCGATGTTGATACCACCGCCGCCCGCTGCGTACACTTGCAACGAGCCTTTCACTTTCTCGATGTTTGCGGACATGTTTCTTTCCTTGTTTTTGAACGGAGCATCACTCCTACATAGTAGGCTATGCTCGGGTAAAAAATGCCCAGCGTGAGCCGGGCACTTATGCTGCAACTGCTTCGAGCTCAGCTGCCTTCACGATGAACGTGAGGACCGGCTTGGCTTCGGCGATAAAGAACTCTTCGTACTTCGAATCCATGAACGGCATCACGAGCGGGGTGAGCGCGCTGTCATCCGACTTCACGTAATCGAACACGACGCTCTTGGCACCAACCCACAGATTGCCTTGAGCGAGTTCGCCTTCATACGTCTTGTACTCGCCATCAGCCATCGAAGCACGGAAGCCTTCGACAGCGAAATCGCCGTTTTCGAGCGAGTGCACACGATACAGAATCGCGGCACCGTCACGACGGACCAGCGGGTTGTGATGCTTGTTCACATAGACCACTGCCGAGAGGTTAGCAGCGAAGGCCTTGATGTTTGCGACGTTCTTCATGATAACTCCTTGGAGTGTTCTAGGGATAAAGGTAGAAGCTTTCTGCTTCAGTTCAAGTACGTAATATAGGTCTGAAAGTAAATAGAATCGACGATCCTATGTAGAATCTTATTTTAACAGGAGGACCATAGTGAACGCCATCACTCGCGCTGTGGACATGATCAAGTTCCGCATCCCCCGGCGCATCCTCGAAGAGGTATTCGTAGAGCGTTCGGCCCGGTGGCGTCAAGCCCCTAAATCGATCGACGAATGCATCCTCGAACAAGTCGTGCGTCCTCGTGTGCTCGTGGACTGTAACCTGGTAGGTGGTACAGAAGCGTTCATCTACCTGGACGACATCCCCTACGAGCGCATGAACGACTACACGTCGGTCTACCGGATTCCCAAGACCAAGACCCAGGGTCGCTCTATCCTGTCGGTGTTGAACATCACCTTTGCCGATCCGACCAAGGTATCGAGCTATGGTGTGGCTGCTGGTGCTCAAAACACTACGCTACTCCAAGCAGGCCAAGCCGTGATGGACGCCTATGGTGCGCTGCCAGTGACCTCGACGCACCGCGTGCAATTGATCGGTGAAAATACGATCATGGTGCGCGATACCATCGTGTTGCCTCCGGACGTGTACCTGCGTTGTATCCTCGCTAACGACGAGAACATGTCGCACATCCAGATGCGAAGCTATCAGGCTTTCTGCACCCTGGTTGAACTGGCGGTCAAGTCGTACATCTACAACGACCAGATCGTTGAGCTGGACATCGGTAAGATCACCGGTGGTCAGGAGATCGGTAAGTTCAAGGAAATCGTCGACAGCTACGCAGAGTCCGAGACGCAGTACCAGGAGTTTCTGATGAACACCTGGCAGAAGGTAGCCTACATGAACGACAACGAAACGTTTACGCGCTTCATTCGTTCGATGGTTGGCGGATACCGCTAACGTCATAGAGGCGAGCCCGAGGCTCGCCTCTTATGCCCTTGTGGGCTTACAGCGGATTGCGCAACTGGATCTTGATGAAGGTGCCGGTGGATTCCGGTTCCTTACCAGCTGCTGCCTCAGCCTGGTACTTGGCCAGACCCTCGGTCAACGGCATGATCGTCAGCGCAAAGCCCGAGTGGTCTTCGTCGACCTTGTACACGCAGTTGTTCGACAGCTGGCTCACCAGATTGCGAATCTGGCTGAAGCAGTACATGTAGTCCAGACCTGCTTCCTTAGTATCACCGAAGTGCTTGCCGTGGAAGTTTTCCGACACGGAGGCGAGGCGCGCGTACGTAGCCGGAGCCATGTCGTAGGTCCCTGCATCTTCTCCCATCTCGATGTTGATCTTCAACACCGCCAGGCCGTCGACGTTGACACGATAGGCTTCCTTGCGGCGCCACATGCCTTCGTGCGCACCGGCATCAAAGAAGAAGTCCGTATGCACGGTCGGATGACCCGAGAGCTCGCGCACAAAGCGCCGCACCAGTCGCAAGATGGGGCGTTCGTCGGCCTCGTACTGGGTGTTGATGTGGTTCTCGACAAAGCCCTGGTCGGCGTTCACTGCCTCGAAGTTCTTGAAGTCGTAATTGGAGAAGAAGAAAGAAAGCGGTTTCTGGTTCATGTAAGACTCAGTGGTCTGAATTGCAAGGTGATTCGCAGTCACCCTTTGTTAGAACAAAGCAAGTAGCTGTAGTGCGCGATCGAATTGGTCTGCAGCAATGCCGAACAGGTTGTACTTCTGCAAGATGATCCCAGCCCGAAAGTGCGTGGCTGCTAAGCGCAGCACATCGTTACTCACCATCAAACCCTTGCCACGGGTCTCGAGACGCTCCTGCTCGCGTTTAACGAGCACGTAGGTATCCTGACACCGTTGACGATCTGCCTTTTGAAAGCGCGACAGATTGTAACGAGTCAGTGCGATCGAATGCATGATAGTACTCCTAAGCTGCCATTCTGGATCTTCCTGTCAGTTGTGCCTCTTCGAGTGCCGTCAAATAACCATTCACTTCGTTCAACATCCCTTGGTACGTGTTGAGCTTATGCACGGTATCGCCACCGACGACGGTATCGGGATACTTCAAGGCCTTCTCCATGCCTGCAAGCACAATACGCTGACCCACGTTCGAGGTCTGGTGCTTACACTCCTGGATCTTTCCAAACAGGGTGACTTTCAGCTTTGACAGGATGTCCTGAAGCTGTTCTTCGGTAAAGCGCGCGGTCGGCATGCTAGTTCTCACGCGGGTAAGTTAACGGAAATAAGAGAGGTCTCGCTCCCCTCTCATGTAATTTGGTATCAGGACATTCGATTAGCGCCAGCGATAACATTCGCCTTATACGACAGCTGCATGCCTGGCCAAGCCACCGGATCTTGCGGACCCTGAGCGTCCATCTTGGGCATCGCCGGGTTGATGGCGCTCAGATTGTAGAAGCAGTTCGGGCTAAAGAACGCACCCACTTCCCCGTGCGGGAGGTGGACCAGGGGAATCAACTTTTCTTTGGCCACAAGGGGCTCCAAATAGACAAAAAAAAAGAGGACCCGAAGGCCCTCTTGAACTCACCCCTCGGGAGAGGGGCAAGGGAGTTTTAGTTTTGCTGAGGCAGATCGGCTTCGACGTCAAGCATGCCAGCCAGTCGATACAACTGATTAGCTGCTTGACTTGCGGAACTGGCGGCAGTCATGATTTCCTGATACGTCGGATTTGCGTCCAACGTGCCGAGGATATGCTGCGCTTGTTCCAGTCCGCTCGTGATCTCCTTCATGAGCATCTTTTTGTTACGAGCCATGATCCCTCCTCAGAGACCGTAGCGCGAACGATCGATGAACTGGATGTCGTACTGACCATCGAAGCGAATGCATACGCGTTCGTACACTGCGTAGTCGCCCGTCTCGATCTTCGCTTTCACGAAGCGGATCTTGCAGCGTGCTTCACCGCGCTCGTGGATGATGTTGCACTCACGCTGCAACAGGTCCTCGAACCCACGCTCCAGCGCAAAGGCGAAGTCAAACTCCTCACCCAGGCGCAGCATGATCGTCTCCTCGAACAGACTACGTAGGCGATCCGTCGCGATCATGTAGATCTTCATGCGACGCAGTTCAGCGGGCTTGATGCCTGCTTTCTTCGAGAGCGACACCAGGTCCACAACTGCCTGGAGTGCATCGCGCACCGCACCCGGCCAGATCGTCTTATCCAGGTTCATCGCCGTACCGATGAAGAACTTGAACTTCTTGCCGATCTCACGGTCGAGTTCGAAAGGGCTGAGCGTCTTCTTCTCAGCAGCGTTCTCGACGGGGGCGGTGTTTTGTTGCGTGGCCATTATTGGCTCCTTATTGCAAAGTTGTAGTCTGTATCCGACAGACGGCGGCTACTGCATGAAACGGATTCTACAGCTCATTCTACTGCGTGTCAATCACCAGCGGCGATGCGCTCCACTTGCATGGCATGGCCGACTTCTGCTGCCGTAGCAGTGAGGCCAGCGAGCACACCAAAACAAAGCAGGACGAAGCCGAGTGCTTTCAGTTTAGTCATCAGCGAGGATTTACCCGAGTGGTAGTTCTTGGTAGCAAAGTCGTTCATGATGTTAGGCTCCGGAATCAGAATTGGAAAGAATGGAAAAGACGGCATACTGGCTAAGGGTTGCCCCCTAGCCGCTAGGTCGTCGAATTACCAGCGCGGACGACGTGCGCTGCTCACCTTGACAGTGACGCGCTCGCGAATCGTCGGCTTGATGGTAGCTTGTTGCTCGGCTTCGGTCGCGATGAACACTTCCGTGATCACATGCTTGCCGAACACCGTGTCCCGCTCGACGGTCTTGGTGGTGACAGCCAGATCGAGGTGATCCAGGTTCTCAATCACCACCGTCGTCACCTTCGTACCAAACACCGTCGGTTCGATTTCCGACTTGGCAAGCTTCAAGCCCGGCGTCAGGGCGATGGTTGCCGTGCGGGTACGCTCTTGTGTTTCCTTACCGAACACGCCGTCCTCTTCGACCGTGGTGCGGATCGTCACCGGCACTTGCTTGGGCATGCCACCAAAGAGCGTGCGCAGCAAGTCTTCCGAGCGCGATTGCGCGCGTTCACGGCGTTCACGTTCCACACGTGCCGAAACGGTTTCGCGTTGACCGCCGATGCTGAATTCGAAATTGTCAAACATGGTACTCTCCTAGTATTGGGTAATGTAAAGGGTGATGCTCATAGACGAAAGAAGGCTGGGGAAAATTCCCCAGCCCAGAATTACTTAGCAGTGCTGCGGATAGCGATCAGCGTATTGATCACGGAACTCATGGGCTTGCCATTCATTCGACTGATGGTCATGCGTCACCATCAGGCTATCCAACGTGATCACGGTATTATTCTTGATCACCGTGACGTCTTGTTGAAACGGTTTCCAGCGCAACACCAACACCCGGACTTCATCCACTTCCGGATGGTTCGGGTTATTATCCATCCAGCGCGACACGTCCGTCCAGTCATCACCGACGGTCGTCACCATGCCTTCCTGATTCGGATTGTCCCGCAGGAACACCTTCAGGTAAGACTGCGCGTGCACGTAGTTCGGATAGTAGCGAACCATGCGTTCGACAAAGCTGATACGGATGGGCTTACGTTGCGTGGCGATGGTGTTCATGTGTTCTCCAATTGCTTGAGAGGAAGGAATTAACCAAGCTTAGAACTTTCTACTTGCTCTAGCTCACCCGTAGAATATAGGTTTGAAATATTCTAGGATCAAGCTTTGACGTCATAAGAGCCAGGCGTGTGCCCGGCCCGATTTTCACGAGTTCTACTTCTGGTAAGAAAATATCTTATTCTTACAGATTATGATTCCAAGCGCTATCCTCTCTGGGAGTATAATAAAGAGGGGGCTCCCGCCCCCTCTACGCTATTATTCCCTACTCCGCTTCGCTCCGCGTCGCTCTGCTCCTTGACACATAAGTGATAAGCTATGCAGTATTTTTTTACTAGAATAGAGAAATAGTCTTTGTAATCAAGTACTTAGCAAACTTGTCTGTCACTAGCCGGGGGAGGGCTTGTCCCCCTCCCCCTTTTTTAAAAAGTTTGGCAGGGCTGTCGCAAAGGAAGATCGAGCGCTGGCGCGAGGGGAAGGAAAAGACCAGAGCGATAGCGACAGAGATTGTTTGGACAGGCATTAGTTTAGATAGTACATGAATGACACCGCATGGCCGAAAACCCGTCCAGCGTTGCAAACCTTTCTTGGGGGCGCGGCGGGCGGCGGGAATTTATCGTGCTCTTCTATCCTGTTAGGACCCGCCTACGCTGGTGATCTTTTATCCTGTAGGCTCAAATATTGTGAGCACCTTTTTCCGTTCCTACACCCTAGAGGAAGAACCCATGAGCAAGAGCATGTTCCGTATGGCCTTGGAGGGCGAGCAGATCGAGACGAGCCGTCGTCCGAACGAGCCGACCATTGTCATGAGTGGTCCGCTGTCCGAGATCTTCACCAAGGCCCTGGACGTCGCGTATGCTAAGGCCCCGTCCGAAGGCGAACGCGTGGTCGCTACCGAATCCCAAGCGCAGGACGTCACGATCATGCAGAAGATCGTCGAGTCCATCAACAACAACGCAGAACAAACCGCCCAACCGATTACGTCGAGCACGGTCGAAGGTGGTGCCGAGATGGGTGCTTCGTTCCCTGGCTCCGGTGCTGACCTGCAAGTCTATGGCGTAGCCAAGCAAGACATCCAGGATTCGGATGTCGTCGATGTCGCTGACGCGCTGATGAACGAAGACGAAGAAACCAAGCCGAAGGAATTCGTGGTGGTCGTTGATTCGACCCTGCCGGGTGCCAACGGTGCTGGTTCGGCTCCGCAAGAAGAAGTCGAATATCTGTCCGAAGCGATGGAAGCCCTGACCAAGCGTCTGGGTGGCAAGTTCTATCGTTCGTTCGAAGAATTCGTCGAAGCTCGCGTGAATCCGGAAACCGATCTGGGCAACGGCGGCAATCCGGGTGCTGACGGCGTCGGTACGCTCGGCGATGTGAAGGATCAACAAGGCGGTGAAGGTTCGAAGGGTGACCCGGCAACCGAGCCCTGCCCGAAAGATCCGTCGATCACGGCTGCTGTCGTGAACATCGCGAAGATCGCCCGTGAAGAAGCGGCAACGCCGGTCGATGCAGGTGCTGCGACCGACGGCCAAGCACCGGATGGTGACAACACTGGCGTGGCTCCGGCACTGGAAGGCGGTTCGACGCGTGGTCCGTTGCCTAAGCCGGTTCGTCCGGGTGTGGCAACGGAAGACCAAGAAGGCAATAGCGACACGGGTCAACCGGTCGTTCAGCCTGTCCAGGCACTGCCCAACGATCCGGGTGCGATGAGCCCTGAAGCACAGGCGGCCATCGGTGCAGGGGACGACAAGGTTCCGCTGCCGAAGAAGGACGGTCAGATCAACCCGGCGGATTCCACCGGCGGTGACCCGACTGCTCCGATCGCTAACAGTGACGCTGCAATGGAAAGCTACCGCGTTCGCGTGGTGACCATTGCGCCGCGTCAACGTGTGCGTATCCACAAGTAAGACCAATCCAGGAACGGATTAGTCGTTCGGTACGGAGGCGGGGCTGCGGCTCCGCCTCTATGCCGTTGCCACATTCTGTGTATCCGTAGCCCACAGAGGACCCTAAATGGACGTTTCTATCAAGGGCGTATTTGAGGACGAGTGTGCCGATCTCGCCATCGATGCGCAACTGGCCAAACGCCTCCATTTGTATACCGTTGGTTTCGCCCACAAAAACCAGGACCACATCGAGTTCTTTGGCGGGAACCTGACCGGTGTGCAGGTGGTGCGTTTTACCGATGCTGATCGGGACCAATGGTTTCACGAGATTCTCCACGCTGACGAAGGTGCACTCGAAGAGCGGCTGTTGGCACTGCCGACCGTGAACGCAGACTTCAACGTCTCGTCGGACACGATGAACCTCTCGTGCGCCTGGCTCATGCACGCATTGCTCATCTCCAAGAAGCTGAGCGACCACCAACGCCACGAAGCCATGATGGATGTGGCTCTGGTACTGCAGTACAAGTTTCTCACATCCCGCCTGTATCGGCATTTCAAATATCCGGCGGATCGTGCAACGGCAGAAGCCACCTACGCGCAGCTGACGTACAAGTATGCCATCAAACAGTACGGTAGTTGGGCCGGGGTGCTCAACGCGCGTGCTGAGGAGATCATCTCTCCCACAGGCCTACACCACCTCGCCATTGAGACGATGAACCCCGATAGCTCGGTCGTCTATCTGCTCAATGACACGCAGGGCCGGATTCGTGACATGTTGAAGAACATTTACGACGTCTTCTTGCAGGTGCATCGTCAGGGCATCAAGATCAGTTCGACCAGCAGCATGGTCGAGCACGACGGCGTCGAGATCTTGAAGGACAAGTCCAAGAACCTCTTGGCATACACGCGTTACATCAACTCGATTATCACGGACCGCAACTCGTTCATTCGCGAGGAGCTCGTGACCGTCATCGAAAAGCAAATGAAGACGATGCCGCCGATTCTATTCCGTCGTTCCCTGGAATGGATGTCGGACAATTATCGTCAGTCAGGGGCCTCGATGATTGAAGAGTTGTTGAACGAGACCCTTATCCACAGTTTCGACTATCTGGCAGAGAATCGGAGCTTGGTGAGGAATTCCACGGATTTGGCCAGCCTACTCACACGACTGCGTGGCGTTTACATGAGCTCGCGTTCTACCGATCCCGCGCTCTTCTCGCTGCGTGAGAAAGCAGAAAAGATCGTGAAGCTCGCGACGAACAATAAGAACACCAGTGTGATTGCTGCGGTTCGGACTGGGATTCTGTTGTACCTGATTGCACGTGCGTACTCCATGCGCTACTACGCTCAGAGTGCCGTAGGATACCCGACGAAACTCGCAGCATAGGCTTGGTCACTACGACCAGGTTCAGCGATGTCTGTCTTAAAGCGTTTACTCACTCGAGGGTACTTGTGGATCGAGCGCGTTAAAGGCCCCAAGAAGGTCAGCCAGGCTGTCGTGATCCAGACCGAGCGTGCGAATATGTTACGCGTGATTCACCAATCTGGTTACGACATCACCATCTACTGCCAGCGCAAAGAGTTCCTGAAGGAGTACGAGTGGAAGGGCATGCCGACGCGGACCTACACGGTCTACTACGTCTTCTCACGTGCCACCTTCGACGCCCCTGAACTCATGAAGCAGGCATGTCGACTGGAAGTGACTTTCCCGCCTTTGATCCCTGAGTTCGCCGACGAAGAGATCCATAAACGAGCCGCTATTGACGCGTACGTGGACCTGCTCACGGACAAATTACTGGTGCTCAAAGAGGAACTGGTGTAAAGCTCCTACTGCATACCCCCAGCGATTCCACGGGATTGCTGGGGGTTTATGCCCTACTTGTTATGACACGTATAATGCGGTTTAAGTACGGAGTCACTTCCGGTTTTATGATCTTAGACCATTGTCCAACCACACGTAGGGGATAAACCATGATCCTGTTTGAGGAAGATTGGTTTCGATATCCCACTGCAATCATCGACACGCAGACGACTAATAAGTCCTGGATTCGTCTGGCCGCGGTGTATCGCAGCATGGGTATCAAGAATCACGCTTTCCTCCTTGCGCTCGTTAATCCGAAGCTGCAGGGAGTCGACCCATTCAGTAAGCATTTGACGGCTGACCAGATGTACATGATCGCCGCCGAGTGTAAGGTGAACCCGTGGTACTTCTTCCGAGAGATTGCCCGAGCACCTGGCAACTCCGGTAGTGATGCCGTACCACTGGAAGCCAACCGGGCCAACATCGCGTTGTTCTGGTCGTTCTTTAACCACGTGTTCTTCACGTTGATTCAGCCTCGTCAGACCGGTAAATCGTTCTCGACCGATACGCTGATGAATTACCTGATGAACCTGGTCTGTACCGACACGTCTATCAACCTGTTGACGAAGGACGATAACCTGCGCCGCAAGAACATCGAGCGGATCAAGGAAATCATGGCGGAACTCCCGCCGTACCTGAGTCAACGTACGAAGGACGATGCGCAGAACGGTGAAGAAGTGACCGTGAAGGCGCTGGGTAATTCGTACAACACGCACGTGCCGCAATCGAGCCCGAAGCGTGCGTACAACATGGGTCGGGGTTTGACGACCGCGATCTTCCACATCGACGAGCCGCCGTTCCAGCCGAACATCGCCATTGCGCTTCCGGCAGCCCTGGCTGCTACTGGTGCTGCAGTGGAGCGTGCGAAGGCCGCAGGCGCCCCGTACGGTACCATCCTGACGACGACTGCAGGCAAGAAGGACGACAAGGACGGGCGTTTCATCTACAAGCTCATCGAAGAGTCCTCGACCTGGACCGAGAAGTTCTTCGACTGCCGCAACTGGGCCGAGCTCGACAAGATGGTGCGTCAGAACAACCGTGCGGGCAAGTTCCGTATCAACGGTACGTTCAGCCACCGTCAGTTGGGCAAGAGCGACGAATGGCTGCGCCAGAAGATCGAAGAATCGCTGCAAACGGGCGACGATGCGAATCGAGATTACTTCAACCTGTGGACTTCGGGTACGGAAAGCTCCCCGCTCTCGACCGGTACTGCCGAGATGATTGCAGCCTCCCGTCTGGACGAGATGTACACCTCGATCAGCGATCCGGATGGCTACATCACGCGTTGGTACATTCCGCAGGAAGAGATCGAAGAGCGCATGGCCACAGGCAAGTTTGTACTGGGCATGGACACCTCCGAAGCAGGAGGCGGCGATGACATCTCACTTGTCTTGATGGATGTGGAAACACTCGATGTGGTGGCAGCGGGTTCCTACAATGAGACGAACCTGATTACGTTCTCGAAGTGGGTCTGCGATACGCTGGTGCGTTACCAGAATATCACCGCCGTGATTGAGCGTCGTTCCACTGGGGCGATGCTGCTGGATTACCTGTTGCTGATGATGCCGAACTACGGGGAAGATCCGTTCAAGCGTATCTTCAACAAGGTGGTGCAGGATTACGACGAGTATCCGGATCGCTACAAGGAAATCAAGGTGCCGATGGGTCGTCGTCCGACCGACATCTTCGTGCGCTACAAGACGACCTTCGGTTATGCGACTTCGGGTTCGGGTGCCAACAGCCGCAATGCGTTGTATGGTCAGGTGCTGCAAGCTGCCGCACAACGCGCTGGCATGAAGGTGCACGACAAGATGTTGGCAGGTCAGATCCTCGGTCTCGTGTACAAGAATGGTCGCATCGACCACGAAGACGGCGAACACGACGACTTGGTGATCGGCTGGCTGCTGTGCCACTGGTTCCTCATGCACGGCAAGAACCTGCAACACTACGGCATCGATCCGCGCCAGGTCATGTGTGCGGTCAAGACGCCGCAGCAGGAGTCGGCTAGTGACTTCTACCGCCGGATGGAGCAGCAAGCCTTCCGTAGTCGCATCGAAGAGATCTACAACGAGCTCACGGGAGAACATGATGACTTTGTCTCCCAACGTTTGGAACAAGAGCTGCGTTTGCTGGACCGGAAGATTATTCTGGAACAGGACGAGATCTACTCGGTGGACGAACTGATTCGCTCAGCGCGGGAAACCAAGAAGAATAAGGTTCGTCATTCGAATCTGTATCAACAGCAGCAGAACAACACGTTCCTGGGGCATAACACCGGCATGCTCACGACGAGTGATGTGCCAGTTACGCACCGTGACGTGTTTGGCGCACCGAGTGGTTACGGTGTGTACGCGACCGCTGCTAATCGCCCCTGGCGATAAAACGGCATAGGAGCCGCAGGGGAAACCCTGCGGCTCTATGACGCCAAAGCGTTAGTTGGTTTGCCAGACCGTCATCGGGCAGAGCGCCAACTCGAGGTCATTCTCCGAGGTGCGGAAGAAGAACTTCACGAGCAGCGTCCCGCCGTTCGGCACGACTGTGGACAGCGCCAGTTGGCTATTCCATTGCGAGATCGGGAACTCAACGTCACCCGAAGGCAATACGAACGCAAACATGTTCGGCACCGGCGGCACCGTTTCCTGAGTCGGATCGGTGAGCGGCTTAGCCGGGTAGTACACCTGATCCAGCCAGGCTTCCTGATCCGTCAGACCCTGATCGATCTTCACTTGCATCAGGTTCTGATTCACGAACGTCGTCGAGGCGTGCGTGTTCAAACCGTAGGCAGGCGTTTGACCCGGATCGTAGGATACCGTCCAGTTGGTTCCCGTGTGGTCCGTGCCGTCACGATACAGAATGATGCCGAGCGTTTCGGTGAACTGCACATTCTTGAAGGACGGGTTGACGTCCGAGAGCGTGATCTGCACCTGGATCTGCTGGTTCACCCCGTAACCCTTCGGCAGGAACGCCGGAGAGTTGTTTGCGAACTTCACGTACGGCGTGACCAGTTGAGCGGTGTTGCGATCCAGATTGAAGAGGTACCAATCCAGACGCCAGCCGTTGACCGAGTCGATGAACACCGGCACACAGAAGAGCTTCACCGTGTACGCGCCATCCATGTTATCGGTCGTACCCTTGTACGATTCGGTGATGAAGGCTGCACCACCCGAGCCATCGGTATTCGCCGACGCGCCGTAGACAATCTCGTTCGGCGAGAGACTGTACTTGAGCACCAGCGGGAACTTCTGACCGACGATCGTGGCCACGTAGTTGTCCAGCCCCATGAGACTGAACTTCGTGCCATCCACCGGCATCTGTGCCGTGGTACCGTCGCTGTACTCGACCAGACCCATCAGGTTCAGGCCGCTCTTCGGTACGTTGATCGGATACAGAAGCGTGCTCGGATCGCTCGAGGACAGGAACGGCGAAGTCATCGAGATGCCCGTGATGTACTTCTCGGACGCATCGGTCGTGCGAATGAACGCGGTGTTCTCGACCAGCAACTGACGCTTGGAGAGCACCGTCCCGTCCGCTGCGTAAATGACCACGGTGATGATCTCACCGTCAACCATCGCCACCTTGGTGTAGAACGGCTTCACGACCTTGATCGAGACGTTCGTCACGTTATCGGTCGCGACCAGCTCCAGCGGCACGTTCTCGCCCAGCAGATTGCCCGACTGATCGTAGAACGCCGAGATCACCTGACCGGTAGTGCCCAGGATCGCGCCACGGAACACCTTGGCGTACGAAGCCATGGTACCCGCGACTTGCAGACGGACGTCCACCGCCATGCGATACGGCATGACGCTTTGGTCCAGATAAGCACGGTAGGTATCGGACTGCGTGCCCGGACCGACACCCATCAGGAGATCGGACGGGTTAAACGCACCGACCGCCGTGGTGGCCAGCGGGACGAGCGTGCTGAGCAGGGTGGTCTGATCGACCGATGCGACACGATACCACTCGTTCGTGGCAGGATTGACCACGTAGTCGTTCGGGTTGGGCACGTACATGTTCGTACCCGGACCCCCTGTGAAGATCTCCGGCAATGCGTAGATCTGGAACCGACCGTCCGGATTGTAAATCGGCACGACGCCATCGGTCCCCGTTACTTGTGCTGTTGACATCAGGTTCCACCCGTGTAAGTTTCAATCGACACGGCTCCGGAGAGATTCACCAGGCCGTTCAAATAAAGGTTGACCGCACGCTGCAAGAACCGGTAATGGTAGATCGACATCGGGATCACCGTGTTCAGGTTATGCGGCTGGATGACGACGAAGTTCGGGTCGACAGCACACGCAGGTTGCGACGGGTCCACCTTCAGCAAGTACTCGTACGGCGCACACAGCGAACGCACGACCGTGTCGTTGTACTGCTGATACATCCGCGGATCGTCCAACGTCCCAGCATTCAAGTCGTAGATCATCTTGCAGCAAAACGGACTGAAGATCTGATACAACTGCTCGATCTGATCATCCCCGTCATTGCCTGGCATGTCGAAGTACTGCGTCATGTACGCCGCTACGGCATTGTCGATTACGATCGACGCTGCGCGCAACGTGTACGTGTCAGTCGCAGTAAGGCCTCGCAAAGGCACTACGATGTCGCGTACGAGGTAGGGCGTGCCGTTCAGGGCATTGGGTACACTCACTCCCGCCGTGCCTTCCTGGAACGTTAGGGCGCTTCGGGGAAGGGTTTTACCATTCACCTGAATACGCAGCACCTTGTCGTCCCGGATGTCGAACCGGTTATTGTTCGAAAGAGTCCCCCACTGCACGAAACCCTTGTCATCCTGCGGTGTCCGGCTGAGGTCACTGTTGCAGAACCCCGTGAAGCGAATCACCACGTGTTGCGTCGGTGAGCCCGCGTTCAGGAACGCCTTGTTGACGATCATCACCTGCGGGAAGTTGACGAAGTAATCGACCCCTTCCACCAGCGACTTGTTGTTCAGCCACAGATCGAGCTCGCCCATCGGGACTTGCATGATCCAGTTCGACGTCACGCCATTGCGCGTTTGCAGATGCGAGAGACTGAACTCCAGCAACCCATCAGTGGTCGTCAAATCCAGGGAATAGCCCAGGAAGTAACGGTCACCGCGCACTAACGTGTAGAACTGGGTGCGATCGATCAGCCACGTCAGTACGTTGTTCTGTACCGCGTACTGAGCGCTCCCCGTCACATCCGACCAGACGTTCGTGGGTTGACCATTCACGATCGGGCAGACGTACATGCGGTAATCTACTGCCGGGTCCAGCGTCGTCACCTTCGCGCCGTACACTTCATCGAGCGTGTTGTTCGCAATGCCCGAGATCATCTCCACCATCGTCGCACCGGTTTGGGAGCAGACGTAGGTTGAGCCAACCTGGTGCGACGCGTAGCCGAGCAGATAGCCATTGGCATCGTACTCGTAACCGGTGGACTTTGCTTGCAGCCCGTACGGGGTATTGGCCACCAGCTGGTTCGACGACATGAACGTCGGCGCAGGCGTATCGCCCAACACCTTGCTGATCGCGTTGTAACCCAGCGCGCTTTCTACCGTGGCCTTATCGAGCACCGGCACTTGCGCACCCATGATCGCCGTGTAGGCTGCGTTCTCGAGCGTGTCGGCCCGGAAGTTCGACAGGTTCGAATTCACTCCCAGCATCGCACCGAGAATGTTCGCATCCGAGAGCTTGTACAGCTCGTGAATCCGATTGTTCTCGAACACCAGACTGCGCTCCCAGCCACCATTGCGGATGTGCAGGCGCAACGAGCACGCCATCGGGTCCCAGCCTTGATCCTGGCAGAACGCATTGATGTACGCCGGAACCACCGAGTAGTCCTTGTGCGTCACATTGCGCAGACTGTCGCCCGCATTGCGGTGATAGTACACGCCCGTCCAGCGACCCGTACCCGTCGGATTCATCACGAAGACATCGATGTCATCCTCGTAATCGATCTCGTTCACATTACCCGCATAGTGCAGCAGGTACTTCGCCTTGGTGTCCAGGATCGAGGTGAACGAACGCAGGTCCGTCATCTTGAAGTCGACGACCTTGTAGATTGACGCATCGTAGACGAACTCGACCACGTCCCCCACGTTGACCGTGTAGGGATCGATCTGGCTCACCTTGTAGCCATTCACAAAAGCGTAGGCTACGCCCGGCTTGGCCTGGTAGTTAATCAGGTCCTGCTGCAAGGCGATGATCTGGTCCGAGTTCAGCGGCGTGCGACCCTCGACGTACACGATCGAACTATTGGTCGTCGCTGCTTCCGAGCGGTAGTACGCATTGCTGTACACCCGCAAGAACAGCGGATCGGTGTCGAGGTTGATGTTGATCCGTGACAACTGCGGCACTGCCACGATCAGGTTGTGATTCTCCGTGACCATGTACCAGCTTTGCGTGCGCGGCATTTGCAAGCCGCTATTCGCATACAGGTCACAAATGAAGTTCTTCTTGTTGCATGCGTCTGCAAACGTGTTCCAGGTCCACTTCGGTACGATCCCCAACAGCAGCGGATCAACCTGACCGATCGAATACACATGCATGCGTGTCTTCGTCAGCGGCAGATTGACCGTGTTGTTTTGAACCTTGAAGTAGTTGAACGCTCCCCCCGCAGGCGTCATGCGAGCCAGTTCTAGGATCGCTTGTCGGTCTTGGTAGGGAGCGCACCAGATGTTTGACAGGGCATAAGCTTCGAGAAAATCGTAAGCCATATCTGCCTCAGGTGGCTCGCCCCGTGTGGGGCGATAGTTCTTACTTGCCCGACGTCACATTGACCAGGTTCACCAGGGCCGTCGCGAATTGCTTGTTGGCAGCCGTGGATTGACGCTCAGCGATCTTCGTGATTTGCGAGTTCTTGAAAGTCCGCTCCTGGGCAGCTGCCATCATGATCGCGAGCCAGGTCGGCGGATGTTCCAGCGCCACGAAGAGCAGCTCAGCCGCGCTGGCGCTGTACCACGTCTTGCCGAGAATGCCGATCAGCACGCCGACGTTCAGGTCATTCAAACGCACTGAGCCCGTGACTTCCTGAGCGCGTGTGCAGAACTCCTTGATGCCGGACAACGGTGCCGTGAACTGATCCAGCACATCGAGCACGTCTTGTGCATTGGCACGCGTTGCCTTCACGATCGACTGGACCATGCGCAGCTTGTCGCGCTCGACCAGGTCCTGCATGTCGGTGAAGTTCGACTGATACAGCAAGCCCGACAGGATCGCCAGCTTCATCTGTTCAGCCGGATCGAGCGCAAACCGACGTGCTACGTTCTCGCTGATCCACGAGCAGAACACGCTCATCGGCAGCGGCGAAACATCACGCAGGATCTGAGCCGGATGACTGATCCAGATCGAATTGAGCTTCGCCCGGAACACCAGCAGGTCGTACTCGATGCCATTACGCACTGCGAACTGACGTTGGTGTTGGTCCCACTTACCGTAGGGACGTGCGTCGATCGCGAGCTGTATGAAGGATGATTGACCGCCTTCGTACTGGGTCTCGATCACGATCGGATGCATGAACGACGGGATGCTCGAAGAGAGCGTATCGCTGCCGTCGATGCGCAAAATCGACGTATCCGGCACCGGGCTCAGCCAGCCCAAGGTCATCGACTTCTTGATTTCACTGAGAAGCTTGTCGACTGCAAAGCCCTCGCAGGCCTTGGTATCGTAGGCCGAACGGAAAATACTCATGGTTCATCCCAGGTAGTTGGGTCCTAAGACCGGAAGATTGTGTGTGATTCGTGTGAAAACTTACCGCCATCCTATGGCGATTTTTACTCGAGCAGCTACATGCTGTTTCTCAGCGCTCTTGTTGACCTCGCGTAGCAACCCTCGGCGCAATAAATTTTAAATACTTATGACTGACATTTTCCTGCAGGCTGGTGTTTTGACCAACTGAATGGAGGGATAGGGTCAGCCTCACCAGAGGACGCCAGGATGTTTAGCATCGTCTTCGAAACCATACCATTCAACTAAGGAATCGCGAAATGGCGAATGCAATTATCAACGCCGCTCCGATGACGAACTTCCTCGGTGTGCAAGATAACAGCACCCGAGCGTTGGTTCCGACTCCGGAATCCCTTCCGACTCACCTGGCGAAGGTCTATCTGTACGCACAGACTGGCCCTGGCCCGAACCAGCCGCAACTGGTCGTAGGTGATTCGGCGACGCAAATGTTCGGCGCTGACACGTTCGATCCGCTCAAGCCGTACTTCAACCACCAGACGGCTCTGGTGGTCAACGCGCTGAACCCGGCCGCGAACCAGTACATGGTGGAGCGCGTGATCCCGGCGGATGCCGCGCCGCGTGCAAACCTGCGCGTGTATCTGGACGTGCTGGGCACGCAAGTTACGGACTACGTTCGTAATGCCGACGGCTCGATCAAGCTCGACACGAACGGCGACCCCGTGCCGGTAACTGGCCAGGGTGCAACCCTCGCTGGCTTCCAAGTCAAGTGGGTCACGCAGTACATCCAGCCGGATGAAGACGGCAACTCGTTGGTCGGCGCTGGTACGCAAGTCGTGGGTGATCTCACCGACGGGCAAGGTGGCCAATCGACGCGTTACCCGATCATGGACCTGCAAGTGTCGCACGTCGGCGCAGCAGGCAACTGGAACGGCTTCCGTATGTGGGCTCCGACGTCGGCTTCGAGCACGCCGATCAACGACTCGTACATCACGGACGAAGGTGTCTATCCGTTCCGCTTCGCGTTCGCGCAGAAGCCTTCGGACAGCGGCACGGCAGCAGTGGTCGCAGGCAACGACGGTTCGCAGTACTACGACCTGACGTTCAAGCCGAAGACCATCGACAAGAACACGACGCAACAGCTGTACATCGGCGACCGTCTGATCCAGGCTTACCAGAACCTGAACCCACAAGGCGGCAACCCGCCGACCTGGGGTCCGTTTGGTGTGCTGCGTGTCTACGACGCGAACATCGCCACGCTGTTGCAACAGTTCTACGCGGCGGAATTCCCGCACGCAGATTCGTTCAGTGACTTCACGGGCGCTGCCAACGAACAGTGGCTGTTCAACTTCCTGTCGGGCGTGAGCTCGCAGAACGTGCCGTACCACACCTTCCAGGTGATCACGTCCGCTGGTAACGCAACGCGCTTCACCGAGAACACCACGGTGTACGCATCGGGCGGTGGCGACGGTACGATGAGCGACCTGTCGTTCGCGACGCTGGTGTCGGCTGCAGTGGCTGGCTACGCCGATCCGAACTCGTATCTGCAGGACATGGCGACGTATCCCGAGTCGATCATGTACGACACGGGCTTCCCGTTGCAGACGAAGTACGATCTGTGCCAGTTCATCTCGGTGCGCAAGGACACGTTCGTCGTGCTCGCCACGCACGATACGGTGGCCAACGCCATCACGCCGCTCACGGCAGCACAAGAGTCGGCACTGGCGATCGCACTGCGTACGCGCTTGCAGATGTATCCGGAGTCGGACTACTTCGGTACGGCTACGATGCGCGGCATGATCATCGGTCGTTCGGGTACGCTCATCTCGAGCACGTACAACCAGCGTCTGCCGATGACCATCGAGTTCGCAGCGAAGGCCGCGGCTTACATGGGTTCGGGTGACGGTGTGTGGAAGTCGGCGAATTCGTTCGACCAAGACCCGCTGAACCAAGTGACGCTGATGACCGACATCAACGTTGTGTTCACGCCTGCTACGGTTCGCAACCAGGACTGGGACAACGGCCTCGTCTGGGTGGAAGCGTACGGTCGTCGTTCGTACTACTTCCCGGCGTTCAAGACGGTGTACAACAACGACACGTCGGTGCTCACCAGCTTCTTCACAGCCATGGGTTGTGTGGAGTTGGAAAAGGTCGGCGAACGCATCCGCAAGAAGTTCTCGGGTAACAGCAAGCTCACCCAGAGCCAGCTGGTCGACCGCGTGAACAAGGAAGCGATTAACCAGACCAACCAGCGTTTCGACAGCCGGTTCACCATCATCCCGAAGACGTACTACACGGATGCGGACCAGGCCCGTGGCTACAGCTGGACGCTGATGCTGCAGATCTACGCGAACAACATGCCGACGGTGCAGACGCTCATCATCCAGGCTAACCGCGCGACGGATCTCACCACCACGCCGGGTCAGCAAGTGGCGGCCTAACGGCATAAGGCGCAGGGGGCTCACACCTCCTGCGCAGTCACAATCCATTCAGCTGTTAGCCTTTAAGAACAGGAGTTTTACATGAGCCGTATCGCACAAACGCTGATGCCCGATGGCTATGCGTTCGGGCAAGGCGTGAACATTCCCATCGCTGACTTGCAGTTCTCGGGTCAGATGGGTTACGCACCGGACCTGACCGAATGGGTCGGTAACCAAGCGTACGTTCGCCGCAACCTGATCGCGCTGCTGGTCGAAGCACCGACCGCTTTCTCGGATCTGCCGAACCCGGATTACTGGGTCGGTACGCTGCGCGCCTTGGTCGAGCTGCACCCGCTCTCGATCACCGGCCTGCAATCCACCCTCACGGTGGACACGGTCGACGGCAACCCCGTCGGCGGTGGTGGTCAAGTCCAGGAAGAATTCACGGACGTGAAGGAAAGCCGTTCCCAGCCGCAGTTCCGCTGGAACGAAAAGTACGGTATGCCGATCAACCGCTTCCTGCGCGGTTGGATTCAGTACTGTATCATGGACCCGAACTCGAAGGTCGCCTCGATCAACACGATCGCGGGCAACAACGTGACGGACATGCTGCCGGACCGTTACACGATGACCGTCGCGTTCCTGGAACCCGATCCGACCCACACCAAGATCAACAAGTCCTGGTTGGTGACGAACATGTTCCCGAAGAGCTCGGGCGAAGTGACGGGTCAGCGCGACCTGAACGCCGGTGGCGAAATCGTGGCCTACGACGTGGAATTCGCCGGTATCGCCCAGTTCGGTCTGGGTGTCGACGCATTCTGCCAGATGCTGCTCAACGGCATCAACATCACGGGCGCGAATCCGTACGAACGTGCTCCGTTCGTTGACCAGATCGCGGCTGACGTTCAGGCTGCTGGCGCAAGCTACAACCAGAACGTGCTGGACACGGCTGCTGGTGCTGATCTGGTTCGTTCCGGTCTGACCGGTTCGGACACGCTCACCGCGACCGTTACGTTCTAAGCCTGATTTAGGCCAAAAAAGAAAGAACGTCATAGACGGGGACCCGAAGGTCCCCGTCTTATGCCGTCGATTCAACGACTACATCCCAGCGCCAATTATGCATTCAGCCATGAAGCGCATGTCAGTCAAGGTGGCCCAGCCGAGCCGGTACTTCTTGTGCAGCTCAATGTGAAACACCAGCCAACGCTTACTTCCGTTGGTATCAGCCAAACCGGGATACAGCTTGACTACATCGCTCACTACGCTCAATCGCATCATTGACTCCAGTTGTATTAGGTTGTTTCGACTTCGGCTTCGTCTTCTTCCAGCGGCTGGTTTTCCAGCCACTTATTGGAGATGACCTTAAACGACTGACCGGTGACGTGGTTCTTCATCACCAGACCCTCGCGCAGTTTGCCCGGCGCATCCTTGGCAGGGTTCGCCCAGAGTGCTGTCGGACCATCCGCCCACTTCAGCAGTTCCTTCATCTCCGCAGGCAACTTCACGCGTTCGAGCTTCGGATCAACCGGGATGTAGGTTAGCTCCAGGTACTTGGCAATCGCTTTGGTTTCATCCGGCGTGAACCGGTAGGTACCATTGCCGTAGGCGCGGTACACAAAGAACTGATTGACCGGAAAACCCTCTGCGTCACCGTTAAAGCTCGGACCAACCATTTCGCCTTGGATTGCGACGATCTTGCCATGGGCGAATTCCAACCCGATACCCTTGGCAACCGACACGTCCATCATCAGCGCTTTGTTGAGCGCCTTCAGCTTGATGGGGATGTCGTTGTTGATCATCCAGCGCACGAGCGGCACACACTTCGGATCGTACTCGGTCTTCCAGGTCGGCACCGGACAGGCACCACCACGCAGACGACGCGGTACGAAACGCATCCAGTCTGACAGGTAGACGCGGAACGATTCCTTGCGCGTGTAAGGCACGGATTCCGTACGCAGCGAGAAGTTGCGCTGAGCCAGACCGATGGAGCCGTTGTCCAGATCCTGATAGGCCATCGCCGACTCGCCATCGAGCTTGACCGAACCTTCCCAGTCGTCACCTTCTTCCACCAGCCGTGCGTATTCCTTGTTCAGGTTCTGCACACGCTCTTCATCGGACTTCACGTGACCGCGCGGGAAGTCTTGCAGACCGTCGACCAGGATACCCTTGATCAAACGCATGCGCAGCTTCCACCACCAGCTGTTGGTGTTGCGACCACCGTTGGCACCCGACTCTTCAGCGAGTCGACGCAGGTATTGCTTGTACTCGACCGGATTCACGTACTTCATGACGTCGAGATCGCGCGTGATATCCATGTCGGGCGAAAGCGCCGCCATCTTGCTACCCAGGTAGTCCAGGTTCTTGATCTGCATAAGCAGACCCTGCGAGAGCGTTGAGCGCAGCTTGAGTGTCTTGATCACGGCGTATTCCTTCTCGCCGTTTTCCATGTCCTTCTTCACCAGCAGGTACTTCTTATCGAAGTCACCCCAGACCGGACTATCAAGCGGAACAGCTGCATCGATCTCGAAGTAGACAGCGAGATCACCAACCCTGTACAAGTCTTTGGCGACCACACATTCCCAACCACCCACGACAGCAATCTCGAGGCGGTCGGCTTTCTTGATCGGCTTGATTTCGTCGATGGTCACGATCCGGGCCAGTGCCCGCGTTTCTTCTTTTACGAACGGCATTGTTTTTCTCTAAGGTTTTTCGAAGTGGTCTTTGGTGATCTCACCCATGAGTCGGACCCGCCAGCCCATGGATTCCAGATGCGTCTTGGCATGCTGCACGAAAAGATGTCGGTGGCAAAAGACACCCGCAGCACAGTAACACGCATACGCCGAGTAGGGATAGATCGAGAGCCGATCCCACACTGCGCGATGCATGTCACGTGACTCCACCATCTTGTCTTCGTACAGTTCGGTATAAGACTGCTCATTGAGCCGTCCTTCCTTGTACGCCTTCACGTTCTCCCAGTCCGGTGCAAACGCAGCCACCCCAGACTTTGCCGTGGTATCGATCAGCTTGATGTGATCGACGTCCCGACCTGCCAGACGATCAGCCCCAGACGGGTCGGCGGTAGCCGGTGATTTCGTCGAGCTGTTCTGTGCTGCTGCCTCGCTTGGGTTCAGCGGCGGGTTTGGGTTGGGGGATGTTGAGTTCTTGTCCGCGTCGAGCGATGTCGCGTTTAGCAGACGCCACTGGCCAAGTTGTATTGTCCACAAGAAAAAGTGGAACGGGCGTTCCGGCGGATTTGTGTCGCCAGACAGTGTGTCGGATTTTTGCACAGGTCGGTCCTCCAGCACGATGAGGCAAGGTTTCCCAGTCGGATGATTCGAGCTTGTAGCCGTTATGTTCCAGGAACACCGGGGTGAGCGGCACGCTGTCAGGCGGCGTATGTTCCGACAGTTCGGCTTGTGTCGGCGGTGCCTTCTCGTCATGGTACTGAGCGATGTGAATCCGGCTCACGAAACCACGGGCGATGAACATCGACTTCATGCCGTACAGGTTGATGATGCTGCCTGCGTAGTCGACCATGAAGTGCCCGATCTCCAGACCACCTTCGTCGTGCATGTAGCTCCAGTTGTCTTCACGATAGAGCTTCGAGATGTCGTCGATGTGGCTGCCATTCATGTCGAGCAGGTGCGGCGCAGCATGGAACGATTTACAGAGGCTATACGCCTCGTCCTCGCAATGGAGCACCTGACCCTTCAGGATGTTCCGCAAACGGCGTAGAGAGGCCTCTAAAAGCGCCGGAGCACCATTTACGTAAACCGGCTGGCCCTTCTGATTCAAAGTGACGATCAACTGTACGTTTTCTTTACGAGTTTCCACGGCTGTTCTCTGTAACGACGGAAAAAAAGGAATATAACCTCCTGGGACCCGAAGGCCCCAGGAGTGCTTCAACTGCCTTCAGCCAGCGGCCGAACGTTTAGTCAGCCAGCAGCGATGCAGCTTGGTCGGTCAGGTGATCGCGCACCTTCTTGAATTCGCCGCGGTGCTGAGCGCCGCCGTAGAAGTCCAGCTTCATCGCGCCCGTGCCGTACTTCGTGGTCGATTCGGTCGCACCCGGTGCGCGCACTTGCGACGAGCGTTCGAACACGCCCTTGAACGCCGACTTGCCGACTGTCGGGATCGAGATGTTGACTTCGTTCAGATCTTTGTGCTTCTTGATCTGCGGCAGGGCTGCTTCGCCCAGGGCCAGGAAGGCCGCCGCGCCGAACAGCGTGTTGTGATCGTCGATGGCTTGCACGACTTCCTTCGTCACGCCTTCCGGCAGCAGGGTCACGTACAGTTCGTCGGGCACGGTTGCCTGGCCGGTCTTCGCGTCGATCTTGATTTCTTTCTTGATCTTGGCTGCCAGGTCGGTCGTTGCTTGCTTGATGTCGCTCATGATGCTTCCTTGTTTATCAGTTTAGAGAATGGCTTGTACTGCGTGAGGTTTGCTACAAAAGTCCTTGAGCTCAAGAACCGCTGCGGTTACCACCACTTCGGGCATGCAGCGTGTTTCCCGAAGCTTGTCGCGGAGCACTACGGTCATTGCTTCCGTAAGTCCGCGGCGTCTTGTTGTCGTACGTCCGGGGAGCCGGGCGCGGCGACGAGTTAAACTTGTTGGCCAACTGCTCGACTGCCTGGACCTTCACCGATTCCGCAATCGGCTTTTCGATCCGCACGCTCTTGAGCGCAAAGCTGGTGAGCAGGTGACCCTTGAGCACGACCTTGCCCTTGGCGAGTTGGCTCAGCGCATTCTCTTTACCACCAAAGAGAATGTACTTGCCTTCGTGCTTGAAGAAGATGATCGCGCCGTTGTCGTACTCCGGCGAATCCTTGGACAACTTGACCAGGTCAAACAGCGCATCGTTGAAGTCTTTAAGCTCCGACAACTTGACTTCCACGGGAGGACCCGACTTGCCTTTGGCTGCCACCTTAGCGAGCGGGTACTGCTGATCCTTGAATGTCAGGATGATGTTTTCCATGTTGCCTCGAAAGTTTCCTCGTTTAAAAGCGCGATATAGCTATCGCATAGCAGTAGGTACGCACGTAATTATTTTACGTGTTTGACCCGGTTTTGTATTCAGCTCTGGTTAGTGATATATGTCTATCAAATCTTTGAATCGTGCGAATTTCGGGCATAGACCCCAGAGGTTTCCCCCTGGGGCTACGCAAGTGGTTTACCACTCGAGGAAGGCAGGCTTCTTCATGCCCTTGGTCTCGGACAGATCCCAGCCCATCGACTGGAACAGTTCTTGACCGGTGAGCACGGCCGCAGACTCCATCGCAAAGCGCGAACTCTGACGCATGGAGCGCTCCAGCGTGCCACGGCTAAAGAGGTGATCGTAATCGCCTACCGGAGCCATGATCGGATTGCTTTCCAGTGCCGGGGCCTTGAACTTCTCAGCCACCGCCAGACCGGGTTCCAGCACCTGATCCCACGTCACGATCGTGCGCAGAATCCGCTTGCACGTTCCACGATCCATGAAGTCATCGGTGAAGGCCCGAATCGAGAAACAGACGTTCTCATTCGGATTCTCCAACGAACGCTTGAGCTGCTCACCATGGGGACCCGACGGGTACACCTTCGAGATGATGGCGATCACGGGCTGGCCGTGTTCATCCTTCACTCGATCGAAGTCCAGGTAGACTTCCTTGTGGTGGCAGCACACGTTGTCTTCGTAGATCGACATCACGCGCTGGGCGAACTGCTCCTCGCTCATGCCAGGCAGTGGCTTGGGGTGACCCAACTCACCGCGCAGCACGCCGCGCTTCACACGTCGCATGAAAGTGCTCGAGCTCTCGAACAGATCGCGGGCCTGCTCGTACACATAGTACTGGCCGACCGAGTTGAAGATGTTCAACGCCCCGACCACCATTTCGTAGTAGCCAGCGTCGTCCTTCTTCAAGACTCCTGCTTTGTTCGATGCAGCGAGCGACGTACACGCGAATCGAATTTGATTGCTCATACTGGTTCTCGTTCGTTGGTCCTGCTCACGCTCTCAACAGTGATTCAATCCGCTCGACCCGATCACTTGGGTTCACCAGCGCACTGACCAACGCATCACTGAAGTACGACCCGGCGAGCTTGTTGGTCGTATTGGTCGCTGCAAACTGGACGGAGCGCAGCGGGATAAAGGCCGGACGATTGGTCTGGAGTTGATCCAGGGCCGTGATCGTCGTTCGGTAGTTCTTATTCCGATCCTTCTCATCTCGCGCGATCATCGAAATGATCAGCTCCGTGACTTCCTGGTTCGCACCGATATTCGCACCGGCGTGGTACTTGGCCGTGTCGAAGATTTTCGCGAGTTCGAGGTAACCAAGGTACCAAGGCACTCGGCCCTTCGAGATGATCTCGTCGTAGATTTTGTACACCAGCACGTCGTTCTTCACCAGATCCACACTGGGACAAACCACGCTACCGGCATCAAAACTGAACTCGTAGTAATCGTCGCCTTCAATCTGAATCTTCAGGGTCGAAGTCGGTTCGATCGGCAACATGGCGTTCACCAGCGAAACGCCATAATACGTGTCCTCTACGACGATGGCATAAACACCCACAATGTAGGTGTCGATGCCAATCTGCGCGAGCGCTCGTTCTTCAAAGCGGGCGGGGATATAAATCTTCACCGGCTTCTTACAAACGAGGCTCCCATCGGGAAGTTCTTCGAGGTAAGCCTGGACACGCTTGGGATCGCGAATCAGTTTACTGACGTCCATGACTTACCTCCGGCTTAGCCAGCGACCACTACAGGAGCGCTTTGCTGCTCCTTCATTTTCATGGTCTTCGCGTCGACGACGTACACCTGCGTGGCCACCCACCAGGCCACGTACTCGATCACCGAGATTTCAGCTGCTTCACGGATGTCGAGTTCCGGATTCTTCTTCTTGATCCGGTCGATGCCGCCGAGGATACGTTCGGCTTCGGTGCGAATGAAACGTGAACGGCACACCAGACGCAACGCGATCGTGTACAGGCAGTCCAGTTCCGACTCCACCACGTCGTCGAGCAACACGTCGAAACGGTTGATCGCTTTCTCGACGTCGATGTTGGCGCGCTCATCGTCAGCCATGTCGCGCATCTGCGTACGGAACACCGACGCGAGGGCTTCCTTGGTCCGGGCAAAGCGCTTGTTCTGCTCGACCGTACCGACCAGCGCCGAATGATTCGCCCAGGCACGCTTGAGCTGCTGAGCGTTCTCTTCGATGTCCGCGAGCATCACGTACGGATTGCTTTGCAGCAGGTTGCCGAACAGCACGTCGTTATCGCCGCCGTCTTCCAGCCACTTGCGATACAGCGCATCGTTCACGACGATGTTGTTGTTCGTGAACTTGACCACCAGCGCGCCGTTACGCTCAGCCTGGTCGATCGCATCCAGTTCGCGGCACAGATGTGCTGCTGCCTGGTCACGGAAGTCGGCCATCAGCGTTTCGTACGACTGCAGGCTCATCGTGATCCCGTCGAGCGGGTTGTCCACGAGCTTGCGCGCGAGCAGGAAGATCACCAGCGCGTTGTCCAGACCGCATTCCGAATCTTGCAGATAGTCGATGAAGCGCTTGGCGCGCGTGTCGACGATGTCGGCTTGCGATTGCTGGAACAGATCACGCCAGATACCCATCAGGCAACCATCACCCAAGGTCGAGGCAAACTGTTCGATTTCGCTATCGAGCGAACCCGAGCCAGTCTTCATCAGTTCGACGATTTCCGCGCCGGTTTGATCCGGCAGGTCGAACGTGAGAGCCGGGCTATTGAGCGGCGTCTCTTCGTACTTGCGGACCATCGTGTCGAACGACGAATTGGTCAGCGGCGCCGGGACTTCCTCGACCGTGACTTCCATGCCGAGCAGCTTGGCCGTGGTCTGGTGCGAGAGCAGTTCCGTGGTGCGAGTGACGAGTTCGTCGACCGCAGGGGCCACGACTTCACGTGCGTGCTTGATGTGGCCTTGCACCGCCGGAATGCAAACCCCAGCGATGTCGTCCAGTGCCTGGTCGTGCTGGCTCTCACCGAACACGGGGTCCTTGGCGGCTGCGGACAGTGCCATTTGCTGCACGTCGACCTTGATAGTCACGCCATCGGTGGCCGACACGACTTCTTCGCCGCTACGCGTACGAGCGCACAGCATTTCGAGCGGGGTATCCGGACGGGGCAGTGCGACGAAGCCGCGCTGGTCCAGACGCTCGGCCAGCGGCAGTGCGCTTTGGAGTGCTTCGATCGTCAACATGTTATTCGCCCCCGAGGTACTTGCCCGCAGCTTCCTGGAACTTCAGCTGCGCGAGATTGTAAATGGTGCTGCGCGTGAGAGGCGAGCCGTTGATGGTGTCCGCTACGTCGTTGCCGACGACTCCCAGGACAATGGCCGCTACCAGTTCGGCACCGTTGCCGAAGGTGCAGACAGTCCGATGCGAATCTTGCAATTGCATGATTTTTCCTATCTAGTGGACGGAATTGAAAGGACGTGAATAAAGGCAAAGTAGACCGCTGGGGCATTCACCCCAGCAGCCCGCTTTCGTTAGCTCTTGTAGGCAGCGACTGCTCGCTTCGCAATCACATCCAGCAGGGTGGTGGTGGTGCCGATGATCACAGGGCTATTCACAATGCGATCGTAGACACTCTTGTAACCGAAGATACAGTCGATGGTCACACCGGACTCCGTCTTCAGTTCACGCTCCATCACCTTGCCGAACACCGTCTTCAGCTGGTTGGCAAACACGCCCTTATCGCCCACACCGGCTCCGACGTCCGTCGTGATGTAGATCTGGATGGCCATGGTATCCAACGCCAAGGGTTCCCCATCTACCCGGAAGCCCTCATCGGTGCTCCCCGTAAAGCTCTTGCGTCCCGCAGAACGGTGACGTTTAGCCAATTCACGATCCGACGTATTTGCCAGTTGTCGAAGCGATTCCGACATGTCTTCTTTGTCGCCATGATAGAAGACTTCGATGCGCTCAACCACACCCTTCGACTTTGATTGCGGAGCCTGCGCAGACAACAAACGCAGAGTGTCCAGCGACTCTTCATCGAAGAGGTTGTTGTTCGCGGTGACCGCGTCCTCGATTATGCATAAGATGTCCTCGCTTGCCACGGTTTGGCCCAGCTTTACCAGCCGCCGAACCGACTGCTCGAAGTTCACCACGATCTTGCGAACCTTGGTGGTCTTCGTCATGAGCAGCCCCGAGACCCGCTTGCTAATCGCCGAGGAGTCTTCCAGTGTGTCAGTTGACTCCATCAGAACGGTCTTAACGATCGCCCCTGCTTTCCACACCACGCCATTCGGATTCAACGTATCCCGCTCGAAGAACCCAGTGTTGTGGCAGAGCAAATCTCCTGCCTTGAACTCTTGCCCTTCCGTAACATCCGCCACGACCATGTGAGCAACCGTGAGTCCTGCTGCGTTACCGTAGCGACGACCCAGGTCAATCCCCTTACGCGTACCATCCGCGTATTCCACGACCATGCCCGTGTCCGTGACGCTGATCACCTTGCCGTCCTTCTTCGCCGTGAAGGCGTAGAGATCTGACGTACGGTGAGCCAGAATCTGCTCGTAGCCTGTGCGTACCGGTGCCTGGGTGTAGCCTTCACACGCAATCCCGTGCGAGTGCTGAATCCCCACGAAGTTCACCCGCTTTGCATCGTCCTTGTCCGAGGCCGGTGACAGAAGTGCCGCAGTAGACAGAAGTGCCGTCGCCCCCGTTTCCCCTACCACATAGCCCTTACTGGTCCCGCGCAGTGAATCGAATTGCGGGTCAGCCGACAGATACGTATTGATGGCCACGTCCGAGCTGTCCTTCGTCGACTCGGAGATCGTCCCCATGTCGTTGCGATGGTACACACGCGTCCGTTTGGTCATCGAGCGTGAACCCCGACCCCCAGTGCCCGAGAACGTGACAGCTTCCACGTCTTTCAGGTTTTCCACCGGGTTGATGTCTGACACCTGGTTCTTGGCCGGGTCGGTCTGAATCGCCGTCCAGACTGCGTACGGGTTCAGATCGATCGGATGCTTGTTCTTCCCCGGACGACCGTTGTGAATCCGGATCGAGCGAATCAGTTCAGCGTACACGGCACCTGCCATCCGCTCGTAGCCCTTGATCCGCATGTACTTCGAATCGAGTTCATCCGGATGGTGATCCGAGAGCAGCATCTGCACCGAGCGCAACAGCAGACCTTGGAACTTGACCGGCTCGTGCATCGACAGCAAGAGTTCCTTCGTGATCGGATCGACAAACATCTGGTACATCAAGTCGATCTCACGCAGGTACCGCTCACTGCGACCACCTGCTTCGAGGATGTTCAGATACACACCCCGACGGTCAAACTCGTAGACGCTGTAGTTCCGGATGCCGCGGTGATACTCATTGAAGCCTGCGAGGATCATCGAGGCGAACGTGTCCCGACGATCGAAGATCAGCGTTTCGTCCGCGAACTGAATCGCGTACTCGAAGTCTTCCAGATTCAGGCGCTGACCAGCATGCACCCGACGAGCGGTCACCTTCAGGGCCTTCATGAGCTTTTCCAAGCCCAGTTGGTACCCGAGGATCACCCCCAGCGGAATGGTCCGACCCAGCACCTTCAGCTCACAGAACTCGACCGGGGCTTTCTTCATCTCCAGATCGAGCAGCTTCTCGAAGTCCGGCACAATGTCGCCATTGTTGACCTGACCGTCGTCACGCGGCGTCACGAGTGCCATCGTGCCGTTCTTGTCCATCACGATGTACTCACCACCTTCGGCCTGACCGCAGATGATGCTACCGTTGTGCTCCAGGCGCTTGATGACGGCATCCCCGTAAAGCGCTTCACGCTTCGAGTGATCGAAGAGGAAGTTCAGCTTCTTCGGGAAGTGAGCCGAGTCAATCGTGAAACCCCGGAAGCCCATCGCCATCGTCGAATACAATCGCGGGCATTCGAAGAGGTTATCGAACATGTCGCCCGGATGCAGATTCACGACCGTGGTGTTCTCGTTATCGAGCCCCATGGCCATGATCGCATTACGCAACCACGCTGCCTTGTCGTTCACCCGCTTCTCACTGCGGCTCACAAAGAGCTTACCGTAGTAAGAGGTCAGTGCCACACGGTCCGGTGCGATCTTGCGGATCGGCATGTCACCCTTTTGCTTACGGATGCGATAACGCGTACCGTTAGCCATGTAGGTGCCATCCTCGGACAGCAGCGGCAACTTAAAGTGCAGCGTCGACGCAGTGCCCTGGACAGGTACGACACGGATGTGGTACATAACGTACGAACCCATCACGTCGTGTACTTCTTCCCGGTCATAAGCCGTCACGCAGATCCCAGCGTTTTGCAACGCCAGCACCATCGCTGCTACGTCCTTCTCCAGCAGCTCTTCGATGTAACGCTGATCGAACTCCAGGAGCGATGACTTCAGCATCGTCTTATCCAGCACCGTCGGGATGTCCTTGATCGACTTCGATTCAGTGATCACCGTTTGGTGCGGCTGGATGACCACGAAGTCCGCCAGGTTAGTCTTGTTGTCCGGTGACGTGATCGACTTCGGGGCTTGCGCCAGTTGCGACAGACGCCGGTATTCCGCCGCGGACACCATGCCTTCATCAGCCAGGCGGTTGAGCATCGCAATCACGCCGTCTTCGGGCTGTGCAATGTCGTTGATGTCCGTCGTCTCGACCTTCTCCTGCTGATCGTGCACATGGCGCGACAGGCGATCGAGTTCCGCCAGATCCTTTTCAATCTGTGCGTCTTCGTTCGGGTCGAACTTGAAGTCTTCGGCGAGTTCCGTTTCCACCAACGCCTTGCCATCGTCGAACGTTTCGTCGTACGACTTGATGGTATCAGGCTTGA